AGACTCACATCGTCTCAAGTAGCAATAGCTAAAAAATTAGGTGTGCCACTAGAAGAATATGCTAAACAATTAAAACTCACGGAAGGAGCATAATATGACAAAAGACAAAAAAACTTCACGTGCGGCTGAAACTCGGACAAAAACTGAACGTCCTAAAGAGTATAAGCCCCCTTCATCTCTTGATGCACCGCCAGCGCCAGACGGCTTTAGGCACAGATGGATCAGAGCTGAATCACTAGGTTTCAGTGACCAGAAAAATATTCATGGTAGATTGAGATCTGGATATGAGTTAGTGAGAGCTGACGAATATAAAGATTCAGATTATCCAGTTGTGACAGACGGTAAATACGCTGGAATCATAGGAGTAGGAGGCCTTCTCCTGGCAAGGATACCCGAAGAACTCGCGCAGCAGCGAATTGATTATCAGAAAGCACTTTCTGAAGGTCAAGACGAAGCTATCGAAAACGACTTACTTAGGGATCAGGATAAAAGAATGCCTATCAAAATTGATAGACATTCGAAGCACACTTTCGGTGGTACCAAGAAATAATATTTCTCAAACTATCGGAATAAATTAACCGAACTGGAGGCCGTTTCACGACGGCAGGTTCACAAGGAGTAATAACTATGGCAAATAGAAACACAGCCGGATTTGGTTTGATTTCTGCGGGTACTGTTGGTTCAACACCAGCTACTCAAGGTCAAGGCAAATACTACATCGATGCGGGTGATACTGATGACTTGTTTCAAGGATGTACTGTTCGAATGAAGGACGGATACATTGTTGAGGCTTCAAGTACTCGTACTTTCGCAACAATAGGTGTGTTTAACGGTATCTTCTACAATGCGGCAACTACAAAGAAGCCGACGTGGGCGAACTGGTATAACCAACCTATTACTCCAGCAAACAGTGAAGATATTACGTGTTTTGTAATAGACAATCCATTTCAACTTTTTGTAGGCTCAACTTCTGCAGCAGTTACACAGGCAAACGTCGGTAGAACTGTATCTTTCGCAGCAGCTGTTCCAACAGGAAGTGAAACATCTGGACAATGTACTAATACAATGGACATCGGAAATATCGACGATACTAACAATCAGTGGAGAATTATAAGAAACGCTGAGGACCCTGAAAACAAAGACCAAACGGCAGCTTACTGCTCAATGGTTTTTGCTCAGAACCTTGGACAGTACTTATTAAACACTCAAACTGTTGGTAACGACTGGACGATATAATAGGAGCATAATATGGCAATATCACGAGCACAGCTAGTCAAAGAACTAGAACCAGGCCTGAATGCACTATTCGGGCTGGAGTACAAGCGTTATGAGAATCAACACGCTGAAATATACGTAACTGAATCAAGTGACAGAGCTTTCGAAGAGGAAGTAATGTTATCTGGATTCGCTAACGCTGATGTAAAAGCAGAAGGTCAAGGCATTTCATACGATGAAGCGCAAGAGACTTACACTGCTCGTTACACAATGGAAACGATCGCGCTAGCTTTCGCTATCACAGAAGAAGCAATAGAGGACAACCTTTATGACAGACTTTCTTCTAGATACACAAAAGGTGATGGTTCAAACTTATTTGCAACTAGTCACGCGACTATAGCAGGTACAGTTTCAAACACTTTAGCAACACAAGCTGACTTAAACGAAACTTCATTAGAACAAGCACTGATTGATATCGCTGCTATGACTGATGAGAGAGGTTTAAGAATTGCAGCTAAAGGAGTGAAAATGATCGTTCCTTCTGCAAACCAATTCAATGCTGAAAGACTTATGAAGTCTCAAGGTAGAACTGGTACAGCTGATAATGACATCAATGCAATCAACAGTATGGGAATGGTCCCACAAGGTTACAGAGTTAATAACTTTTTAACTGATGCTGATTCATGGTACATCATTACGGACGTTCCAAATGGTATGAAGATGTTCTCAAGAACTCCATTGACAACTTCAATGGAAGGGGACTTCGATACTGGCAACGTTAGATACAAAGCTAGAGAAAGATACGCTTTTGGCGCATCTGACTTTAGAGGTATCTTCGGTTGCGAAGGTGCGTAATCTAAAATAATTTTGTGGCGGAACATAGTTCCGCCACAATTTCAAAATAATGGTGAGAATATGAGGAAATTCCTAGTACAAATTCATGCATATAAATACTACGCTAAATTTGAAGTGTTAGCGGAGGATAATGTAGAATCTATTGAAAATTCAATAGTTGACAAACTAGGAGAAAAGAGTATAAAGTGGGAATATCTTGGAGAAATGAATGATCCAAAGATAAATAGAATAACCTATGAGGAGGTTATCGATGGTACAAGACCTGTACAAACAAAAAAGGTCCTTGGAGTTGAGGTGGCAACTAGAGTATGAGCAAAGTGGTAAATATACTCTGGATATGGTCAGAATTGATGATAAAATTAGAGAAGTCATCACTGAGATCAAACTCGAGGAAAATAAAATTGCAGATAGAGAAAATGCAATTAGAAATGCTGCCCCCGAAGTTTCTGTGGCTACTTAAATAAAAGTCACATCGCTGAAATCGTACATTTCCTGTAGGATCTCTTGCACTTTATTAAAATCTACTATATAAATAACTTACTATACAATTTTAATTGTTAGATATAGACGCGTATAGTCGACGGCCTAGAGACTATATCTACACTAACTAGGAGGATAAAAATTATGGCAAGAACTAACTTTTCTGGACCTATCAATCAAGGTAATGTTCAGACAACTACAGATACTAAGTTTACTGCTAACAAAGTAAGAAACGTAGGATTTGTAACGTGTACTCAAAGTTTTTACTTTGATCACCAATCAACACAATATACTGTTGATGACGATAGAATCGTTGCAGCTAGTACTGCATCAGGAGCGCAAACTTTAGCGAACACAGATGTTTCCGGCGTTACAGTTAACGGAAATAAAATGGCTATGTCAATGACTATCACATCTGCAGGAGATGACTCGGCAAAAACGGCAACTATTGTTGGAACAGACTGTTTCAATCAATCTCAAAGTGAGACTATAGCAATGCCTAATACTACAACAACTAATACTACTAAATACTTTGCAACTGTAAGCAGCATTTCTTTTTCAAGTGCACCTGCTGGTGGCGGAGCAAAAGTAGGAATTACTTTAGCTGATAGTATAGTCGTATTATGTCAATCTGACTTTAATGGTTACCCATTAAGCCAAACATCTTCTTCTACTGATAAGAACTTAGCGAATAATATTATTATTCCTAAAAATTCTAGAATCAGTGATATGAGAATGATTGTAAACGAAGCATGGAACTCAAGTGGTAATGTGACGTGGAAAATCGGTGCAAACTTAAATACATCATCAACAGCTTATACGTTAGATGATGATTATTTTGCAGGTGTTACAGCTAGTATTAAAGCAATTGGAAGATATGGTAATCCAGCTGATTTAGATGTAGCTACAGGGGCACAAACTAAAAATGGTTTGAACGTTTCTGCAGCAGACACTAGTCCATTTGAATCTGATAAAATGGTAGCAATTACTGTTGCCCAAGCTGGTTCGGTTTCAAGTACAGGTGAAGTAACATTGTACATTGATTATCAACAAGCTATAAACGACACTAACTAATAAATTTATGGAGCTCCTTCGGGAGCTCCTATAATTAGGAGATAATTAAATGCCAAATGTAACAAGTGTAAAGTCGAAAAAATTTGTCCAAGGAACTCATACTTCTATGATTTCTGCAGCTGGAACAGCTACGTCTTTAAATATTGATATTGGAGAATTCGTTAATGCTCAAACAGTAACGATAACTTCTACAGCTGATAATAGTGGAAGAACTTTTGTGGTTGTTGGAACAGATGCTACTGGTGCTGCTCAAACAAGCGGTGCAACAACTGGACCAAATGCTGGTACAGTGTCTGTAGCTGGAACATGGTTAAGTGTAACTAGTATTACTGCTTCAGGAGCTATCACAACAGATATTTCTGCAGGAGTGACAAGTGGAGCAACAACAGGAACTTTATTTGCTGGTGCAACTCGTGTACGAGGAATGACTGGAAATGGAGCTGCTGCGGGACATATAAATTTTAAAAACTCGTCAACTACTGGATCTACTTTTCATACTGAATTTGTAAGAGATGACTTAATAGATCCTTACATCCCTGACAATGGTATCTATTTTCCCAATGGATGTTATATGCAAGGGACGTCAGGAGCTGTTGTAGGATTATCAGTCTTTTTCGACGGGTAGGAGGCTAAATGGCTAATACTACTTCCGGAACAACGACGTTCGGGAAAACGTTTGCAATTGACGATATCATTGAAGAAGCTTTTGAGAGATGTGGTATTAGAGGAGTTGCTGGTTATCAGTTAAAAACAGCTAGACGCTCTTTAAATATTATGTTTCAAGAGTGGGCTAACAGAGGAATTCATCTTTGGGAAATTGGAGATGGATATCTAACTCTTGTTGCCGGAACTAATGAATATATTGGTTATAGATCTAGTGCAGATGGAACTTCAACTTTATTAAATAGCGCAGGCGCTGCTTTATATGGCACCGACGATATTTTTGAAGCATCATATAGAAGTAGTGCAGGTACGACTAGCCAATCAGATAGTCCTTTAACAAAAATTTCAAGATCAACTTATTCTGCTTTATCAAATAAATTAGCTCAAGGACAACCATCACAATATTGGGTCCAAAGATTTATAGATAGAGTTACAATTACTTTATATACAACTCCAAGTTCAAGCCAAGCTGGAGACAGAATTCAATTTTACTACATGAGTAGAATAGACGACGCAGGTGCCTATACAAATGCAGCTGACGTTCCTTATTATTATATTCCCTGTATGTGTGCGGGGTTAGCATACTACATTAGTATGAAATACAATCCTGAAAGAACACAAAATTTAAAAATGTTATACGAAGATGAATTATTAAGAGCGGAGGCAGCGGATGGGTCTAGTAACAGTACGTATGTTACACCTAAGACTTACTATCCAAGTGTTTAATTATGGCAAGATATGCACAAGGAAAATTTGCATTAGCAATTTCAGATATTAGTGGTCAAGCATTTCCATGGAATGAAATGGTTACACAATGGAATGGATTGTTTGTACATTATTCTGAGTTTGAATCTAAACAGCCACAATTAGATCCTAAACCAAGTGCTGCTGATCCAACAGCTTTACCTAAAACAAGACCACAACAACCTTCTCCTCAATCATTAAGATTTTTAGATTTTAATCCTTTAACTACTTTTGCTGCAGCTTCAGGAATTATAAATACATATTCTGTAGATCATCAAAGAAGTTATGGAGACATGGTGAGATTTAGAGGATCTCCTACTACTTCACCAGGTACTGGTACACCAGATACTGTAGGTGATGATGGACCTGTTGCAGGAAATCCTGTAGTAGGTTTTTCTAATATTGCAAACATAGATGGAATTACTGGAGCAACTATTTGTAAAGCTGCTGGTTTTTCAATTGTTCCAGGAAAATATACTTCGGTAACTACAACTTTAGTGGTTCCTATTAGTTCAACTACAGAAACTTCAGGAGTTGTATTAACCAGTGCAACAAATTTTGCTACAAGTGGACCAAGAGTACCTACTATAAATAATCCAAATGGAACTCCAACGAACGCTATCTTAATTGGAACTGAAATTATCAGTTATACTGGTATAGATGGAAGTGTTTTAACAGGAGTTACAAGAGGAGCTAATGGATCTACAGCAGCTACTCATGCCGCTGGCGCTGCAATTAGAAGTTTATTAACTCCAGATAATTATTTTTATTTCAACAGCGGTGGAACAGCTACTACTGGACAAATTAGTGGTGGAGGGTATAATGTATCTTCTGGACCAGTAACCTTAAAAACGATAGGACCACAATAATATGCCTGCAGGATTAACATACACATTAACAAATTTAGAAGACGATATTAAAAACTATACAGAAGTAGATAGTTCTGTTTTTAGTTCAAGTGTTTTAAGTAAATTTATAATAAATGCTGAGAGCAGAATTTATAGAGCTTTTGATGCTGATTTAGAACGATTCTATGCTACATCAACTACAATTATTGGAAATAGATATGTGTCTATTCCTTCAGATTTAAGGGTAATTAGGTATGTTCAATTAAAAAATAGTGATAATGAACAAGTATACTTAGAACAAAGAGATCCTAGTTTTATGGCAGAATATTACTCTACTCCTAGCTCTTCTTCTAGTAACATACCAAAATACTATGCTAATTGGGATGAGGATAACTGGGTTGTAGCACCTACACCAAATGCGGCCTATGAAATTACTCTAGCTTATAATAAAGAACCAACAAGTTTAACAGATGCAACTAAATCTGCAACTGGGACTTATATGTCTAATAAATATCCCGACCTCCTTTTATATGCGTGTCTAGTAAATGCATATGGGTACTTGAAAGGACCGATGGATATGTTACAATACTACGATAAGGCTTATAAAGAAGCATTAGAAACGTACGCGACTGAACAAATGGGTCGTAGACGCAGAAACGAATATCAAGATGGGGTTATTCGTCTTCCAATTAAATCTGAATCACCATCAACTTATTAAGGAGATAAAAAAATATGGCAAACGTAATACCTTTT